CCCCATACGGATACTTGTCTACCTCTTCCTCCGGCATCTTGTCGCTAGGCTGCATGGCTCCCGCCACTCCTCCGAGCAGGCCCGTGGCTGCTAGGCCGGTAGAAATCTTGCCCGCACCGCCGAGGCCTTCGCCCGCAGCTTCACCAAACCGGGTCCCGAACTCACTGAAGGACGAAGGGAACCCCGTCCCAACCGTGGGGGCAACGGTACCCGCCAACCCGGGGGGTATTTCAAAAGGGACAACGGGAGGAACAACGGGAGGAACAACGGTAGGGACGAGGTTAGAAACTAAACTGCCCGAGTCGGGGAGACCAATGTTGGAGATACCAATAGTTTTGTCGGCGAGCCCCGCAGCAACGCTGCTTGGAGAAACACCGTTAAGGACGCCCCCGACGGTGCTAACGGCCTCAGGGGCAGCGGCGGCTCCGGCAGCTGCGGCTTCTGCAGCTGTGGCGCTGGTGGTGGTAGCCCCGGCAGTAGCAGCGGTGTCAACAGCAGCGCCCCCAAGAACTTCCGCACCGCCGAGAGCGCCAGCAAGGGAAGCGCCCCCGAACGCGCCGAGGCCCGCCATCAGACCTTTAGTCAAGCTACCCGTAATTGCCGTTTGGCCTCCACCAACCGCAAGCGCGGCCATCCACGGGGCAACCGCCCCTCCCGTCGCTACCGTAGCCGCTGCGCCAAGGATCATCGGCAGCAGTTTGCCGAGCCAGCCAGCCTCCGGCAGGCCCGTGTGCGGGTTGAGGGTAAGCGAGCCGCCGTGCGCCATAGCCAGAGACTGCAGGCCGCTGACCTCCTTGGGGGTCATATGGATGAGGACCGAGTCCTCGCCGCGACCGTGGGAGGCTAGGTGCTTGGCGATAGGGGCGTAGGGTGCGTTCATCGCTGGGTTCCTAAGCTTAGGGGGTAGTGGTAACGGTACCTAGACTACCAGTGGCGGAGACGCCCGTAGGCAGCGTGTAGGTGACCGGAATAGAGGTAAGCGTTTCCCAGAGCGTGCCTGAGTATACACAGAGTTTCCCTAGGGTGGTATCGAAGACAACGGTGCCGGTAACAGGGGTAACAAGGACGGCTTTCTCTGCACTGGTGTAGCTCGGGAAGTAGCCCCCGAGCTGCCCCCCGATGAACTTGTCCGCCCGGTAGGACTGCGCGAAGTTCGGGGCTTGGGAGTCCAGCTGGGAGAAGTACACCTCAAGAGCGCGGATAAGCTGCCGCAGGTATTGCGGGTCGTATATGGGCCCCGGGTTAGGGAGCGACGGGGCTCTGAACGCTTCTAGGGCCATGAGCTATTCACTGGTCAACGGGTGCCGTCCTGCCGCACATCCAGCCGGGGCGCTCCAAGCTGCCAAGTAACCCCGAGGTTTGCGGAGGATATCTTCAGCGCCATCTGCCGCGCACGGGCTCGGATGAAGACTTGGTTCGTGTAGCTACCAACCGTGGTCTCGATGACCTTCGCCTCATCCTCGACACTGGCGGTAAAAGTACTGCCGGGGAAGTTCCGAGGCCGGATATGCAGCGTAGCCTCTGGCTCTGCTGCTGTGGACCCTCCGAAATCCAGATCGGGGATTATACGCCGGGTGAGCATGAACCGCTCCCCATCCTCCAAGTCGAAATCGTTCGACTGTATGTACGCCTCCATGGCGATGTCGTCGTCATCTACCCCAGACTCATGGGTATACATGATGCCCGTGTACGTAGTCGGGTCGCTGTTTGCTGCTTGGGGGTACAGTCGGAGGGGGGTGTCCAGCCACGCAGTACGGGCGATGGTCCCGTAGTACCAGATGCGGTCCAGATGGTTGAACACGACGTAGCTGTCGTTCCACTCAGAGGTCGCGCTAGGGTAGAACCACCATACCTCGTTCCACTCCTCGTTTGTGCCGCAGACAATCTGTGCGGCCTGATTGTAGTTTATGTTGCGGAACACGTGGTCCCGCAGGGTGCAGGGGAGCGTCTCTACGCGGCCCGTGTACGCATAGAATTTATCCTGCCCCATCCAGTAGGTAATGCTGGCTGCGGTGGTCATCGCACGCGGCGAGGCTATGGATATATTGTCTGCGTACTCTTGCAGGGCGAACACGTCCGTAGTCCCGGTGAACTGCAGCGTGTAGAGGTGCGTGTCGGTCCATACGAGTATTTCTTGTCTCGAAGGAAGCGCACGGATAATCCGCGAGCCCCGGGACACCCGGGCAAAGCCAGCCGAGTTAGTCGCAGTGGGGGTCCACTGCGTGGGGTTATCCTGATCCGCCCAGCGGATCAGCAGGGGGTCAAAATCCGCCGTGCTGGTGCTCCCGTAGGGAACCGCACCAAAAGCAAGCAGGTGCTTATCCTGCTGGGACACGAGTGCCTGCATAATTTGCGTAGGGACGGCGTTGGCGTCGTAGCCGTTAGCCGTAGATAGGGTGGATAGGAGCACGGCGCGGGTAGCCAAGGAAGTAGCGGCGTCGGCGTCGGACCCCCGTTCCCAGTAGTAGAGGGCCCCGTTACGGAGGTTAGCCACCAGATCGTTGTCGAAATTATCCATGAACCAGTCGGCCTGCGGTAGCAATATCGGGTTGGTGGCACCAAGGCCCCAGAAGCCTCGGCTCCACGTGCCTACGCCCCACCCGTAGCCTGCGGTAGCGATGGCGTACCCGGGCAGGATTTCGAACGAGATAATGATTGCTGTGCCACCGCCGCTAGCTACGGTGGACGTCGCTGCGGTAGTCACAGTGAACGAGAACGAGTCCGAGTCGATAACCGTGATCTGGTGGTTGGCGTTGAGCTCTGCGGCAGGTACCCCACCTACCGCGCCAGAAACCCCCGATATGGTAACGAACTGGCCCGTGGTGGCGCTATGCGCAGCGCCGAGGTCTACGGTTATCGTGGTAGAGGCGTTCGTAGTGCTGATGCAATTATTGGTGTCGGGGTTCGACATAGTCGGTGTCGTGGTGCGCAGCGGGGTGATGTCGTAAAAGATACCTGCGGCTTCGAGGTACAGCTTGGCGTTAGTACCCATGCCCATGAGGTTGTCCGAGAAGGACGTGACCCAGTTGAACATCTGGCGGCAGGCACCGTAGAACGTAGCCGTCGTAGTTTTTACCCACCCGCCGAGCTTCTGCGGGTACCCCGAGCGGAACCTGATCTTGTCACACTCGTACCAACCACCCTCGTTGGAGTAGTCAGTCTGGTCCCGGTTAACACCCGGCTTGAACTGCAGCTTGATGAACGGCATGCATGCGACCCCTAGGTGTAGGAGAAAATTATCTTGCCCGTACCGCCCGCTGCTTGCGCAGGGGTGGGGAAGTACGCACCGTCGCCGCCAGCCAGCCCGTTACCGTTAGTGCCCGTTTTACCTGCGCCGCCGACGCCGTTAGTTGAAATAGTTCCGGCTGTGCCAGCGTTACCCGCCGAGTTAGTGTCGCCACCAGACCCAGAAGCGCCCGCCGCTCCGCCAAGACCCCCGCTACCGAAGACCTGTGTGCCGCCAGCGCCGCCGTTGGTGGAGATGGTAGTAAGGGAGAACGTCCCCGAAACCACGTTAGAGCCTGTACCTGCGTTACCTGTACCTACGGTCGTAGTGCCTAGGGCTCCGACGCTATAGGTCATCGTGAGGCCCCCCGACCCGACCACACTGGCGGTCTTAATACTGTACCCACCCGAGCCGCCGCCGCCGCCGCCGTAGTAGACGATGCTGTCTAGAGTGGAGTACGCCCCGCCCGCACCGCCCGCGCCGAACACCTCGATGACCACACTGGAAGCCAGTACGGGTATAGTTTCCGTAGCGGATGTGCCTGTCGTGTAGGTATTCGTAACGGGGGTGAAATAGGACGAACCGACCAAGACGTTAAGGATGCCTGACATCAACTTACCCCGGCACCGCTAGCGGCCCACTCCGTAGTGTTAACTTTCAGGCACGTACACAACCCCCGCAGGGCGATGGTCCGCGACCCCGTGCTGCTTGTACCCGCCAAGCGAAGCGTATCCGTGGTTATGGAAAGCGTCTGGCTCGAAGCGCTGTTGTTGAAGATGGTTATGGCCGTACCGATAGGGAACGCAACGGAGCTGTTGGCGGGGATAACGATACCGCCAGTAGTAGTGGAGATATGCGTACCGGCGTCTGCAAGGGCCAGCGTGTAGGAGGCGGTCTTGGTTGACTGCGGGAGGCCGCGATAGCCGATGGTGTTGGCCGCAATCGTCCCTGTAGCCGTAACCGTGATGTCCTGATCGAGCGCCGTGATGTCGGTATTTGCGCCAGAGGCCGCACCGCCAAGGGCCGTAAGGGCCGCTCCTGCGGTTGTCTGACCAGTGCCGCCGTTAGCTATAGCTAGCGTGCCCCCAAGGGTAAGCGTGCCCGAGGTGGTGATTGCTCCGCCAGTCAGGGTAAGGCCCGTGGTGCCACCAGAACCATTTACGCTGGTAACCGTGCCCCCAGAGCTCGACGAGGAGATGGTGATGGTACCGGTGCCGTTGGTGATCGTGACGTTGGTGCCAGCGGTCAGCGTGGCCGCAGTAAGCGTGCTGCCCGTCGTGTTGCCGATCAGCAGCTGGCCGTTGGTGTAGGTCGCCGCGCCTGTGCCGCCGTTGGCTACAGGCAGGGTACCGCTTACATGGGTGGTTAACGCGATCTTGCCCCAAGCCGGGGCGGTATTAATGCCGCCGGAGATCAGTGCGTTGCCTGTCGCTACATCGGCAAGCTTGGACAGGGTGGTAGAAGCGGAAGCGTAGAGGATATCGCCAACAGCGTAGCTGGCAACGTTAGTGCCACCGTTGGCCACGACAAGCAGGCCGCCCAAGGTAAGCGTGCCCGTAGTGGTTACCGGTCCACCAGTCAGGGTAAGCCCGGTAGTGCCGCCCGTACCGTTAACACTCGTAACCGAGCCGCCCGAGCCCGTGGCGGAGATCGTGATAGAACCCGTGCTGTTGGTGATCGACACGCCCGACCCAGCAGTTATCGTAGCCTTCGTAAGTGTGCTACCCGTCGTGTTGCCGATCAGCAGCTGGCCGTTGGTGTAGGTCGTTTGACCAGTACCGCCCGAGGCCACGGGAAGCGCAGCGCCCAGCGTGAGAGAGGTAAGGTAGGACATGGCGTCCAGCACGTTGGTGGCGTCGTTGAACACCCACATGGACGCACTCGCGGGAACCGCGATGCCAGTGCCCGTAGTATTCTTTACGGTGATGGCGTCGGCGCAGCCGTTGGTTACGAGGTAGAGCTTCTCGATAGCCGGGACGATAAGGTTGCGGACCCCCGCAGTGGTGCCCGTGCACTTCAGGCGCAGGTTACGCGCGGACTGGGTAGTGTTGGTATCCGTCAGGGTAAGGGTAACGTTAGCGCTCGAGAACGGTACATCGACCGAGCCAGTAATGGCCTCCTCAAGAGCGGTACCGAGGTTGATGTTCGTGACGTTGCCCCACGTGGTGCTGTTCTCACCCGTGGTCATGAGCTGAATCTTGAGGTTGCTGTAAGTGCTAGCCATCGTTGTTCCTCACGTTGGGATTTCCACCCAAGTTACCGTGTTGCCGTCATCTACTAAAGCCCAGTTGCTGGTCTGAGCATCGTTAACAGGTTGCCAGTTGGCCGTCTCAGCGGTGTCTATGACACCCCAAACCAGCGTCTGCGCTATTAGACCTAGAGCTTCAACACCACTTACGTCTACGTCTATAAAAGAAAACCTCCAGCCAGTGTTGTTCCCGGCGTCGATGTTACCGTTATCAGGCACCGCAAGGAAATACGCACCGCCCGTTGCAGCCGAATCCTTGATGCTCAAGTACGAGACATCGACCGTCCCGCTGGCCTTGCTTAGGGTAGCCCGCGTAGCTGGCGTGCTGGAATCTAGCGTGACCAGATTGCCCGACGTGCCCTGTAGGCTCAGTGCCGACACGGTGGTGGTCGTGCTGGCCGG